GAGATCGNTTTAGNTTTGATTTTGACGAAGGTTACCTCATCACAGGTGATCTGATTGAGATCAAAACAACAGACGGCACGGATCTGGATTTTATTGATGAAAGCGGATATGCTTTTTCCGGACTTAGGACGCAAAATGGTGATGTGCTTATCACACAGTCTGCGGATATTTTGGGGGTTTATAGCGGCCCAACCGAATCAGGCATGTGGTACATCTTCGTTGATGAGCTAGGTGGCATTAGGTTGTACGACAACTTTGACGACAGCTTGGAAGGCAGCACGGCTGGGCTGATTCCGCTAAGTGCTATTGACCGCGACATCCCAATCAGTGTGGAGGTCAAAAATCGCGGCGGTCGCTTACTGGGTTGTATCCGCGAATACGAGATTAACACTAACCGTGAAGTCGTTGACATTACGGTTCTGAGCGATCAACACCGCCAGCAGTACAGCAGCTTGATTAGCGGCAGTGGTCGGTTGGTCGCAGAATGGGATTACCTCAAGGAAGACGGATCCGAGCCAGTCAACTACTTGATGCAACTTGTGCTGCGAACTGAAATCGGCTCATCGTTTCGCGGAAAGTTTTACATCAAATCGGCTGGCACGTCAGCTGCGGGCGGAGCGTTTTCTGGCACGCAAGTTAACGATTCGCTTTGGTGGGAGTTTGACGCAATCGTGACGGGCAGCGCCGTTTCGTTCGCGCCAAGCGAATTGATCGAAGGCAGCATTGAATTCGTTGCCACTGGCCCGATTAGGCTGAAGGCAAAAACAACCGCTTCGCGTAGACTGCTGCAAGAGGCAGGTGATCCTATCTTGCTTGAACAAAGCGGTCAGTTACTGTTGGAGGGTGATGAAGCACCTTAGAATGCAAGCAGCATCACAAATGACTAGCGGAGTGCAGGATGGCTGACCTTAGGATCAGTGAGCTTAATACGCTGCCAGGCTTTGGTCTTGTCGCGGGTGACTACCTGGCGGTTGCAGATAATAGCGCAAGCGAGACTCGAAAGATCACGGTATCCGATCTTGTCGGTAATGGAACTGCATTGCTTGCCGACGACACCATACCTAGCGCCAAGATTCTATTCTCTGCTAACACCGTTCCAGGTTCCTCAATAGAGGATGGAACGATTGTCTCCAGCAAGATCTCCGCCACTGGCTTGTCTGGTAGTGTATTTGCCGACAATAGCTGCACAAAAGTTGTCACTTCGCTACCTGGGTCTGGTGACTTTATTGGTCAAATTGCGGTAGAGACATCTGATGATACAGCTTATGTGTGGAACGGTAGCATTTGGGCTACGTTCAAAGCCTCAGGCAATATCAACACTATCGTTGGCAGCACCACTGGTGTTATCAATATCAGTGTTTCAACGGTTGGTGATACCGTAACGATCAGCACGACGTTAGACGACACTACTGCCGCCGGACAATTCCTTGCTGGACCTAGCGGCGGTGCAGGCACTGTTGCCTACCGCACGATCGCAGGCGCAGATCTACCTGTTGCTACGACTACAGACAAGGGTGGCGTTGTCGTCAATGGCACTGGCTTGACGATGAGCGGAAACGAAATCCGCATTGACAATAACGTTACGGCTAATACTGCAAATTATCACGTTGTTCAATATACGACTGAAGGACTGATCACCGCAGGCCGTGAAATTCAAGGTGCCGATTTACCTGCAGCGGCAGCCGGTACACCTGGTGTTGTTTATCCCGGCTCTGGCCTCACCGTCGGCAC